AACTCCAAACCTTAATGTTGGAGTTGTTACTGCAACAAGATTAAATGTTACTAATGATTATTTGGTTTTACCAAGAGGAACTTCTAAAGGAATTCACTTTGGGGTTCCACCATATGATGATGGGGCAAATGATTCTGTTATATTTGTAAGTGATAGTGTAACAAATTCTGGAGAATTGGTTTTAAATTCTGGAGACTATAGTACAAAAATTATTGGAAAAAGTTTAATCTTTAGAAGTAATTTTATAGATCGATGTAGCATTGGAACAGAAACTTCTTACATATTATCTAGCGTTGGGATTGGTAGCACACAACCAACATCAAAATTAGATATTTTTGGTGATGCATTAGTTTCTGGTATAGTTACGGCATCATCATTCTCTGGATCTGGTTCAGGACTCACTAATCTACCAGCAGGACAATTGACGGGATCACTTCCTGCTATTGATGGTTCTGCATTATTAAATGTTACCGCTGCGGGAACTGGAATCGCAATTAGAGATGATAATACTCCAGTTGGATCCGCAGTAACAGTTAATTTTGGAACTGGACTTGATGTTACATTTAATTCGGGTATTGCAACAATTACTGCTTCTGGCGGTTCTTTACAATCAAGAACCACAGTCACTGGAGTTACGACTTCAATAGTAAATAATGGAATTGGAAATACCAACATCACTGGATTTAAGTCATATGCTCTGATGAAAGTTGGTTTATCCACTGCAGGATGGTTAAGACTATATACTGATAGCACATCAAGATCAAATGATGCATCCAGAAGTGTTGGTATTGATCCATCACCTGGAAGTGGAGTGATTGCTGAAGTTGTTACAACAGGTATTTCAACAACTCAGATTATTTCTCCTTTTGTAATGGGCGGTAATTTAGATAATCCTGCTGATACCACAATTTATGCAGCAATCACAAATCTTTCTGGTTCTACTCAAGCAATCACAGCAAACCTAACCATTCTTCAACTGGAGGCATAAGTAACAAATGGCAATTACAACAACTACAATTTCAAAATCAGCAGGATGGGCAAGAACTGATGTTGTTCTACAACTTGAAGAAGCATTTACTTGGTTAGGTTGGCACGGAGGAACTCAAACTGGCATTGTAACAGGTATTAGTGCTTATAGTGGTGGTGGAATAGTTGGAACTTCAAACACAGATTATTATGATGTTTTTCCTGCGACAACTACAGGTATCGGGACTGGAGCAAGTTTTGCTGTTTATAGAAGTAATGGGCCAGTAAATGCAATTTATGTTAATCGTCCTGGATATGGTTATACTGATGGAGAATATGTGACATTATCCGCAGAGGATATCGGTGGATCTGCAAATGGTGCTACTGGAATTGGAATTACTGTTCAAGTTGCTGGTGGTGTTTCTCCAGTTGGATATGGATCTACCAATACCTTTTACGATAAAGATGTGACTGCAGGATCATTATATCCTTGGGGAGTTGTAAGACATACAATTCAGTCTAATAAAAACTTTGGAAATACTTATAGAGGATTTCAACCGACTTCGAATACTCAAATGTATATAATGAGTGGATCTGGATTTCATCCTTGGGACACTACTAATACCTCTGACAGAGGAAATTCCTACAAAAATCGTTGGGCAGGGAATCAGTATTTTGATATACAGAATCAACCTATAGGCTCTAATTTAGAACTTTCCTCCTCTAGTCTTAATGGTGCAAATGTAGTTCAATCTATTACTTTTGCATCATCCAATTCTTATCAGTTAGATTTAAACTTATATCGTTCTGGAATTGATCCAAACTTTGCCGTGTTTGCTTATAAACAACCAACTTTATCTTCTACAGATTTAAGTGACAATAATTTTCAGGTGTTTTTCTTTCATAATTTTACGACACCTATTTGGGATTTAGATTATTTGTATCTTGGTGGAGCAACATTTATTACTCCAGATACTAATCCATCAAGTTCTCCAGGAATTACATTTAATACTTATTTGCATCCAGATGCAGTACCTGGATATGGCAAAAGATCTGCTGAATGGGGTTATAGTTCTTCAGGATCTTCTATTTATAAAACTAGTGTTTATGAGTCTTCATCATATCCAAATAGTGTTATAGATGAAACAACACTTTATTATAGAACCGCAGCAAATTCTCTAGGTGGGCAAAGCGTAACAACTGACACATTAAATTCAAATACATTTTATAATGCAGTCATCAAAGGAATTCCACTTTCTACACAAATGATGCCAATTCCTTATTACTTACCTGATGATTTTGTTCTTATTGATTTCCAAATCAATACTCCATCGGTGAATGTCCAACAAGGAGATACAATTACTATTAGTGGTTCCGAAGTTTATACTGTAATTACTGGTTCTTATAATCAAACCGCAACAACTCGTGGTATTGCATTCTGTGCGAGGACAGTCTGATGGCAGATTATACCATTCCTGGATTAACTTCTGCAGTTGTTGGAATTGCATCTACAGTTGCATTTTTATCGCAGTCCCAAAATAGTGTAGATAATGTAACTGGAACTAATGGAACTATATCTGCGGGTAATATTGATTTAAGTAATGATGTTACGGATACTGTTCCTGGATGGCTAACTGGAAGAAGGCCAGTAAGTGGTCAGGTATTTCCTCGTGGTGTTTATAATAAATAGATAATAAAAACTCTGTAAAATGGCAGCAATTATAACTGATCAAATTAGAATATTGAATGCAAAGAATTTTGTCGCAGGAGTAAGTTCTTTCGGCAATTCATACTATTCTTTCGTTGGGTTACCAAATCCAACTGAAATTCAGTCTAATTGGGATACAAATCCACCAACACCAAAAGACTCTTTTGACGAAGAGAATAGTTATTGGGATACTATGATTGCATTGAAGAAAATTAATGCGTCTGATGTGAGACAAGTTATTCAAAAAAGATTCTGGTCATCTGGAACAACTTATGATATGTATAGACACGACTATAGTAGATCAAATACTGCTAAAGTGTCTGGTGCCACTAATTTGTATTCCGCATCTTTTTATGTAATAAACAGTGATTATAGAGTTTATATTTGTTTGCAAAATGGTACTACTCCAGATACATCTAATGGGAAACCATCATTAGATGAACCAACATTTACAGATTTAGAACCAAGATCTGCTGGAACAAGTGGAGATGGTTATATTTGGAAGTATCTTTATACATTAAAACCATCTGAAGTTGCAAAATTTGAAACTTCAGATTTTATTCCAGTTCCCGCAAATTGGGAAACTTCAACAGATAATGCTGCAGTAAGAAATAATGCGATAGATGGGTCAATTAAAATTGTAACTATTACAAATAGGGGAGTTGGGTTAGGAACGGCAAATAGAACTTATACTAGAGTTCCCATTAAAGGTGATGGTACTGGCGCTGAATGTACAATAATTATCAATAATGATCAAAAAGTTGAATCCATTATAGTTTCAAGACAAGGATCTGGATATACTTATGGAAATGTAGATTTAGTTTCTGGAAATGTCCCAACAGGAACAACTATACCAACTTTTGATGTAATTATTTCACCTAAAGGTGGCCACGGTGCAGATATATATCGTGAACTTGGTGCATATAACGTTCTTCTTTATTCTAGAATTGAAAATGACAATCAAAATCCAGATTTTATAACAGGAAATCAAATTGCTAGAATTGGAATAGTTGAGAATCCAAGAGTAAGTTCTGGAAGTTTACTTACTTCAGATAAAGCAAGTGCTCTTTATGCGTTAAGACTTACGGGAACGGGATATAGTTCAGCATCTTTTACTGCAGATTCATATTTTACACAAACAGTTGCGACAGGGACTACTGCAGTAGGGAGAGTTGTTAGTTATGATCAAACCACAGGAGTTCTCAAATATTGGCAAGATCGTTCTCTTGCAGGATTTACTACCGTAGGCGCGGCAGTCACAAATCCATCATACGGGTTTGATTTGACTGAATTTACAAGTTCTCCTGCAACTGGGGGAAGTTTAATGATTATACCTTCATCCGGATCAAATTTATCAATAAATACGTCATTTTCGGGTATATCAACAGTAATAAATAATAGAATATATTATCTTGGTCAAGAATTTACAAATGGTATTGCTTCTCCTGAGGTTAAAAAATATTCAGGAAACATAATTTATGTGGACAATCGTCCGGCAATTACCAGATCCTCAAACCAAAAAGAAGATATTAAAGTCATTTTGCAGTTCTAAAGAATTATGTCTCAAGAAACTAATCTTAATGTATCTCCATACTTTGATGATTTTGATGCTAATAATGACTATTATAAGGTTCTTTTTAAACCGGGTTATCCAGTACAAGCAAGAGAACTAACAACTTTACAATCAATATTACAAAATCAAATTGAAAAATTTGGTCAGCACTTTTTTAAAGAGGGGGCCAAAGTAATTCCAGGTAATACTGGATATACTCAATTGTACTATGCAGTAGAACTTCAAAATACTTATCTAGGAATTCCTGTTTCTGCATATGCCGACCAATTAATAGGAACAAAAATAACAGGACAAACTTCAGGAGTAACTGCAGTAGTTGATAAGATTTTACTACCAGCAGATTCTGAAAGAGGTAATTTAACATTGTATGTAAATTACTTAGCATCCAACACTCAAAATAACTCAACACAACAATTTGCCGATGGAGAACTTTTATCTTCCAATACGCAAATTACATCAGGTCTTCTTGGCAATTCTCTAATTTCTGTTGGACAACCATTTGCATCTACGATTGCGCAAAATGCAACTTCAATTGGATCCGCATTTTCGATTACAAATGGAGTTTATTTTATACGAGGGCATTTTGTAACTGTTGAAAGTGAAACTTTAATTTTAGATCAATATTCAAATAAACCAAATTATAGAGTTGGTCTATTTGTCAATGAGGAAATTGTCACATCTGATCTTGATGAATCACTAAATGATAATTCTCAGGGATTTAATAATTATTCTGCGCCAGGAGCAGATAGATTAAAAATCACAGTATCATTATTTAAAAAATCGTTAACTGATTTTGATGATGGAAGTTTTATTGAATTGGCAACAATTAAGGAAGGAATAATCCGTTCTCAACAAACAACTGGATATAATTCCATTACTGATGAATTGGCAAGAAGAACTTATGCAGAATCTGGAGACTATTATGTAATTCCGTTTGATGCTGCATTAAAAGAATCATTAAATGATAATTTAGGAAATAACGGCATCTTTAATGTAGGACAGTTTACTTATGGTGGATCTACTCCATCAAATGATTTATCCATTTATCAAATTTCTCCAGGTAAAGCATTTGTTAGAGGATACGAATGCGAAACAATAAGTTCTACATTTTTAGATTGTCCCAAACCAAGAACAACTAAAACTTTAGAAAATCAATCATTAAATTACAATACCGGACCCACTTTTAAATTAAATAGAGTTTATGGATCTCCTAAAATAGGGATTGGAAATACTTACATATTAAGTCTTCGTGACTCAAGAGTTGGATCATCTCAAACTACATCTGCAGGAAAAGAAATTGGTGTAGCGAGAGTTTATGATTTTAGATTAGAATCGGGATCATATGACACATCCAATTCAAATTTGAATCAGTGGAATATTTCTTTGTATGACATTCAAACAATCACTGAAATTACTTTAAACGAGCCAATTACTCTTTCTGTTCCGACTTTTATTAGGGGTAAAAATAGTGGTGCTACCGCATTCATAAAAACTGCAGTTACGGCAGGAACTGCAGTTACTGTTTATGAAAAAACAGGAGATTTTATACTCAATGAGTCTTTTATTATTGATGGTATTGAAAATTCGAGGGTAGCAATTGCAATTACTTCATACGGAATTTCTGATGTAAAATCAGTATATGGAATTGTTGGTTCAGCATCAACTTTTTCCGCAGATACGGTTCAATCATTGGGATTTAATGTCGGTATTGCTACAATCAGTACTTCATCCGGTGGGGTCAGTACTGTAACGAGCCCCAATTCACTATTTCCGGGAAAAATTGTCAAACTTGGTAATTTAGTACAATATAGTGATCCCTCAAGTAGAGACCCAATCATTGCAAAAGTGGTAGGATTAGGAAATACAACAATTTCCATTACTGGTGTTACTGGAGTGTCTGGAATTTCTTCAGGATTTTTACCATCTTCAACTTTAAATGCAACTGATTTTAAAATTTTAACAACAAATTTAGAGACTTCAACAGACAATACTTTATATACTAGACTTCCCAAAGTTAATATTTCTAATGTCGATTTGACAAACGCAGTTTTGGGAATTAGAACAGTATTTTCTGTCAATATTTCGGGAAATCAAACTACAACGGTTACTGCAGGACCAAATGAAACATTTTTACCTTTTGATGAGGAAAGATATGCTTTAATTACATCAAGTGGACAAACTGAGGTTTTGACTTCAGATAAACTTCAAATCGATTCTACTGGATCCCAATTAGCAATTTATAATTTATCAACTTCTTCTGATACTGGTGCTACATTAATTGCAACTACTAGAAAAATAAAACCAAAAGCAAAATTAAAAAGAAAAAATAAAGTAAATTCAATTATAGTAGATAAGTCAAAATATCAAGGATCTGGAATAGGTTCTACAACTTTAAATGATGGATTGACTTATGGCAAATACCCATTTGGAACTAGAGTTCAAGATGAAATTATCTCTTTAAATACGTCAGATATTATAGAAATTCACGGAATTTTTGAATCTGCAAATACTTCAGATGCATCGGCACCAACATTAGATCTTTCCTCGATCAGTGGTCCAACTGCAACAACTTCAGATTTAATTGTTGGGGAAAGATTAATAGGACAAACTAGCGGGGCTGTTGCCATCTTTACAGAAAAACTTAATGATACAAAAATATCTTTTATATACAAAAATCAAAATATATTTAAAGAAGGAGAAACTTTAAAATTTGAAGAATCTAAAATTCAATCTATTATACAAGCAATAGACTCTCCAAGTTTTGATGTATCGTCGAATTTTACTTTTACGAATGGGCAAGAATCTACTTTTTACGATTACGGAACGGTAAAAAGAAAATTTAATTTACAAGAACCAACTAAAAAATTAAAAATATATTTTTCTAATGGATATTATGAATCTAATGATGATGGAGATATAACAACTGTAAATTCATATAATACTTTTGATTATGGAAAAGAAATACAAACAGTAAATGGAATAAGAAATTCTGATATTATTGATATTAGACCAAAAACTTCTACTTATAATGTTATTGAAAATTCTCCATCACCATTAGAATTTTATGGAAGAACTTTTGATGTATCAGGAAATTCTGCTAAAAATATTTTAGCATCTGATGAATCTATTACAACCACATTTTCATTCTATCTTGGAAGAATTGATAGAATTTATTTGACTAAAGATGGAAAATTTCAGGTTAAGTATGGAGTTCCATCAGAAAGACCAGAAAAACCTGTTTCTATAGATGATGCACTAGAAATTGCAACTATAGATTTGCCAGCTTATTTGTATAATACTACTCAGGCTACCATTCAATTCTTAGAACATAAGAGATATAGAATGGTTGATATTAAGCAATTGGAAAATAGAATTAAAAATCTTGAGTATTATACTGCCCTTTCTTTACTCGAATCAAATACAGCAAATCTTTTTATTCCCGATGGAGACGGTTTAAATAGATTTAAGTCTGGTTTCTTTGTCGATAATTTTACATCATTACTTGCACAAGAAGATTCAATTTTTTATAAAAATAGTATTGATATTGCAAACAAACAGTTAAGACCAAGACATTATACAAATTCTATCGATTTAATTTCTGGCCCGGTAACAGGTGTAGATCCAACGGAAGATTTAGCATTTACCCCAATTGAAGGTATAAATGTTAGAAAGTCAAAAGATGTAGTTACATTAGATTATGCGGAAGTTGAATGGTTAAAGCAATCATTTGCAACTAGATCTGAAAGTGTTACTCCTTTCTTAATTAGTTTTTGGCAGGGAACGTTAGAACTTACTCCAGCAACGGACACCTGGGTTGATACTGTAAGATTAGAAGCAAAAGTCATTCAAGCTGAGGGAAATTATGCGCAAACTCTTGCAAATGCTGTCAGAACATTAAATGTAGATCCACAGACAGGATTTGCTCCTATAGTTTGGAATGCTTGGCAAACAAACTGGACTGGCCAAGAAGTTATTAACTCAACTAGAGTAAGAACTGAAACTGAAACAGGATCAACTTTTGGTGTTGGTGGATGGATTAATGGTGGAAGTGGAGTTGCTCAACTTAGAAGAATCGAAACAACATCTGTTATTCAAGATAATTTAAGAGAAACTAGAGAAACTGGAGTTCAATCAAGAACTGGTTTAAGAACCATAGTAACTGAACAATTTGATAATACTTCTGTTGGTGATCGAGTCGTAAGTAGAAATCTCATTCCATATATGAGATCTAGAAATATTCAGTTTGTTTCTAAAAAACTTAAACCATTAACTCAAATTTATACTTTCTTTGATGGAGTTGATGTAACTAAATATTGTGTTCCAAAATTATTAGAAATTTCGATGATTTCTGGAACTTTTGAAGTTGGCGAAAAAGTATTAGGAATAATTCAAAATACAGGATTAAATCCAAGTATTGGGCAAGTTCTGACAAGAATCTCATTTAGAGTTGCACAGTCTAATCACAAAGAAGGTCCTTATAACGCAGCAACAATTACTTATCCAAATAATCCATATACAGGACAAATCTTACAACCAACTTATTCGTCAACATCAAATATTTTGAATGTTGATACATTTTCACTTTCAAACCAACCACAAGGAGAGTATAGTGGATGGGTAGAATCTGGAATGATATTAGTAGGTCAAACTAGTGGCGCACAAGCAACTATCACTAATGTGAGATTAGTTTCAGATTTATCGGCAACATTGATTGGAAGTTTCTTTGTCCCAAATCCAAATACAAATATTCATCCAAAATTTGAAACTGGAACAAAAACATTTACCTTAGTAAACAACAATTTAAATGATCAAAACGCTGCAACTACAATTGCTGAAGAAGGGTTTGTTTCAAGTGGAACTTTAGAGACAGTTCAAGAAAATATTATTTCAGTAAGAAATGCTAGAATTCAAAACAAACAAGAATTTGAAGAAAGGGCAGTATCTAGAACTACAGGAACTCAAGTTGTAGGTGGCACAACTTTGTCCCAATCGAGAAGAGATGTTTTGGTTGGTTGGTATGATCCCCTTGCCCAATCTTTCTTAGTTGATGATGAAACGGGAGTTTTCTTAACCAAATGTGAGGTTTTCTTCAAATCTAAAGATGATATGGATATCCCTGTCACCTTCCAACTGAGAACGATGCAAAATGGATTCCCAACTCAAAGAATTCTTCCATTCTCAGAAATTACTTTAGATCCTGGAGATATTCAAACATCTGCAGATGGATCTGTAGCTACTACGTTTAATTTTGATGCTCCAGTTTACTTAGAGGGTGGAAAAGAATATTGCATATGTCTTGCATCAAACTCAACTAAGTATAGTGTTTATATCTCAAGAATTGGCGAAAATGATCTTCTAACACAGACATTTATATCAAATCAACCATATCTTGGATCTTTATTTAAGTCTCAAAATGCTTCAACTTGGGAAGCAAGTCAATGGGAAGATCTTAAATTTACTCTTTATAGAGCAGATTTCTTAAATTCCGGAACAGTTGATTTCTATAATCCAGAATTAAGTCGAGGAAATAAACAAATTCCAACATTAATGCCAAATTCTCTCAGTCTGATTTCTAAAAAAATTAGAGTTGGACTTGGATCAACAGTGCAAGATTCTGGACTAATCTTAGGAAATACTGTTATTCAGCAAGGCACTAATGCAACTGCAAATTATGTTGGATCTGCTGGGAGCGCATCTGGAACTTTAACTGTAATTAATTCTGGAATTGGATATACTCCATCTAGTGGTGGATTATCAATTAATAACATCAATCTTGTTACAGTCACTGGTAGTGGTAAAAATGCAACAGCAAATGTAACTGTTTCTAATGGTGTTGCTATTGCTGCAACAATTACAAATGGTGGAGTTGGTTATCAAGTTGGTGATGTAGTTGGAATTAGCACATTTGGTTCTGTTCCTGTTGGGAGGAACGCAAGATTTTCGATCGTTTCAATTGCAAGCACAAATCAATTAATACTTGATAATGTACAAGGCGATTTTGTTGTTGGGGCAGCAAAAACAGTTCAATACATTAATAGTTCTGGTATAACGACAACTTTAAATTCTTCAACTGGTGGCGGTGTACTTATAAATTCTATAGAAACAATCAGTGATGGACTGCATATTAAAGTAAACCATCAAAATCATGGAATGTACTCCAGTGAAAATTATGTTACCATTTTCGATGCACAATCGGATATTAATCCAACAAAATTAAGCATTGCATACAATATAAACTCATCTGGATCAATTAGTGTTGATAACGCATCTAATTTTGCAACTTTTGAAAATGTTGGTGTTGGAACAACTAACCCGGGTTATCTATTAATAGGTGATGAAATTATCAAATATACTTCAGTTTCTGGTAATTTAATTGGTGGTGATATCTCTAGAGGGACAAATTCAATGAATTACCCAACAGGAACTCCAGTTTACAAATATGAGCTGGGAGGAGTCTCTTTAAAAAGAATTAATAAGACCCATTATTTAAATGATGTTACTGTTTCAGATGCAATAACATTCGATTCTTATCATATAAAACTTGATATGGGAGATATGGGCCAAAATGGCATTGGTAGAACTGACGGTGTTGGTTATCCGCAACTTTATATCAATCAAACTAAATCTGCTGGTGGATATAAAACTAAAGCAACACAAAATATGCCTTATGAAATAGTTACTCCTATTGTTCAGAATTTAACAGTAAGAGGAACTTCTTTAAGTGCTTCCCTAAGAACAGTTACAGCATCAAGTATAAGTGGAAATGAAATTCCATTCATTGATAATGGATTTGAAACTATTAGTATTGGAAAACCCAATTATTTGGATAGCACAAGAATAATATGTTCCAGAGTTAATGAAAATTTAAAATTATTAAATCTTCCCGGAAACAAATCAATGAATCTTAGATTACAACTTGATACGGTAGATTCTAGACTAACTCCAGTTCTTGATACACAAAGAATAAGTACAATATTAACTTCAAACAGAGTTAACAACGTTATTTCAAATTATGCAACTGATTCTAGAGTCAATACAGTTGATCAAGATCCCACCGCATTCCAATATATTTCAAAAGAAATTAATTTGGAAAATGGAGCAAGTTCCATCAAAATTCTGTTAAATGCTCATATTAATCAGTATTGCGATATAAGAGCTTTATATGCTATTAGTGAAAAACCAAACTTCAATCCAGTTTTCATACCATTCCCAGGATATATGAATTTAAATACTAAAAATGAAATTATAAATTTTGCCGATAGTGACGGGAGATCTGATGTATTTGTAACCCCAACTCAATCATTGGGATTTGAAACTTCTGAGATAGAATTCAAAGAATACTCATTCACTATAGATAAATTGCCATCATTTAAATCATATAGAATTAAATTAGTTCTAACATCAACAAATCAAGTTTATGTTCCAAGAATTAAAGATTTGAGAGTAATTGCTTTGGCATAAAATATTATGGAATATTTAAAAGTTGAAGGATATTCGCATTTAGTAAGAGATAAATGCACAAATTCAATTATTAATACAAATATGTCAGAATATCAAGAATATATTTCTAGAAAAAATGCAAAAAATATGGAGAATCAAAAAGTACAGAATTTAGAAAAAGATCTTGCTAATATGAAGGAAGATATTAATGAAATTAAAAATTTACTTCGGAGTTTAATAAATGAATCCTGATCAAATTAAGTTGGATGATTTATCTAAAAGTTTTGAATATACAAAATCTTGCATTGAAATAGATTGCATAGAAGATATTGAACAGATTAAAATAATCGCAAAATCTTATATTAAATTATACTTAAAGCAACAAGAAGTTTTGAAAGACTTAATTAAACTATAAATATTTTAAAAAGTAGAAAATATGGCGCAACCATCTACTAGACAAGAATTGATTGATTATTGTAAAAGAAAATTGGGAGCTCCAGTTTTAGAAATTAACGTTGCAGATGAACAAATTGAGGATTTGGTCGATGATGCTATTCAATTTTTTCAAGAAAGACATTTTGATGGAGTATATCCAACTTTTTATAAGTATAAATTAACACAGTTTGATATAGACAGAGGAAGGTCTAGGGGTGGAGATTCTGCAGTTGGACTTTCTACTATATCGGTTACAGCAAATATAGTCGGAACTGCAACTACATTTAAATATGAAGAAAATAGTAATTATTTACAAGTTCCACCAAATATTATAGGAGTAAATAAAATTTTCCATTTTGATGGATCAAATTCAATTACTCATAATATGTTTAGTGTTAAATATCAATTATTTTTAAATGATATCTATTACTGGGGAGCAACAGAATTATTAAGCTATGCAATGGTTAAAACATATCTTGAAGACCTTGATTTTTTATTGACAACACAAAAGCAAATTAGATTTAACAAAAGGCAAGATAGACTTTACTTGGATATAGATTGGGGATCAGTAAAATCTGGGC